GTAGCTACTGCTGTTGGTACTGCTGCTACTGTTACGCTCGCTAGAAACTGTTGGGCTTATTTAGCTGGCGCTAATAACAATGGCGTTTGGTATCGCGTACAGTAATCCAACTCAATCATAGAAAGGATTGCTGATATGGCTTTACCTAATTTACCTCATAAAACTAGGTTCACTGTTGGCCGTCAATTGCTGCCCGGTTCTCGTTTAAACAGCATTGACGATCAGCTTAATTCTTATCAAGAAATTAGAGCTTTAGCTGGTGGCACGTTAACAGCAGCTACGCCTGTAATTAATGCTTCTAATGTAAGTTTGGAAGTAGTTGCTACTGGTGGCGATAGCGTTGTTTTACCTCCTGCTAAAACAGGATTGAAAATTGCTATTGTTAATAATGGTGCCGCTGCTGCTCAAATTTTTGGTAACGGAACAGACACTATCAATGCTACTGCTGGTAATGTTGGTATATCTCTTGCTAACGGTGCAGCTATTGTTCTTGTTTGTATAAAGAATGGTAATTGGCGTCGTTTCGTTTCTGCATAATGTCCCCCAAACTAACCCGGCTCCAAAAGGGCCGGGTTTCTTTTTTAAAGGTTTTTAACGATGAAGAAGTTTTTAATTTTATTAATCGCTTTAGTTTTCTACCCACATTTTGCTGAAGCTCAATCTCAGCGTAATCCTTGCTATAATACAGCAATATCAAGTAATCCTACTAATCAAAATTGCGTTCCTGTTGGGACTTTAACACCCTTACCAGTATCTCAGCAAAGCTCTTTTACTAGGATTACTACTAATACCAATACTGTAATTAAAGCTTCATCGGGTATATTTGCTGGTATTTCAGTAAATACTGCTGGAGTTACTTCTAGCGCCACTGTTTATAATAACACTACTTGTACTGGAACAGTTATAGGTGTTTTTAGTACATTATCTCAGATTGTTTTACCAGTAGGAGCTAATGCTACTACTGGTATTTGTGTAACTACTGCTGGTGGTACTCCTGCTGATATTACAATTCTTTGGCAATGATGAAAAAATCAGGCATCTATAGAATTTTAAATAGGATTGATGGTAAGTTTTATATTGGAAGTGCTTTTGATTTTAATCGACGCTTTTCGCGTCACAAAAGACTTTTAAATAATAACTATCATACAAATTCTCATTTACAAAACGCTTGGAATTTTTCAGGTGAATGTAATTTCATTTTTGAAATTTTAGAAGAAGTTACAGATAAATCTATACTGTTAAATCGTGAACAATTTTGGTTAGACTGGACGCAATGTTATGATAGAGACATCGGATATAATATTTTAAAAATTGCTGATAATAGAACTGGAATTTTACATTCTAAAGAAACTAAAATTAAAATGTCTATGGCGCATAAAGGCAAAGTTAAATCAAAGGAATGGCAAGATAAGATAACTAAAGCTATTACTGGAAAAAAGCGTAATCTTTCAGTAGGAAAAGCTCATAGTGAAAGAATGAAGGGTTTTAAGCATTCGGATGAAACTAAAGAAAAAATGCGATTTTCTCAAACAGGTAGAAAACATTCTGAAGAAAGTAAAAGAAAGCGTTCTGAAAAATTAAAAGGAAAATTAATTAGGCCATTAGAATTGTCATTATGAGTGAAGAACAAGTAATAGAATTTCCTGAAAAACTAGGCTTTCTTTTATTTGAAAGTGCTAGATGGAAAGTAGCTTATGGAGGTAGAGGAGGAGCTAAAACTGAAAATGGAGCGCGTGCTCTAATAATGCTTGCTAGGACCAAACGTCTTAGAATTTTATGCGGTAGAGAAATACAAAATAGTATCAATGATAGTAGTAAATTTACATTAGAAGCTAACATTGAAGATTTGGGATGGGCTGACGAATTTGAAATATTAAAAACTGAAATAATTCATAAGAAAACTGGCAGTCGCTTCTTTTTTATGGGATTGCGTTACAATATTAATAAAGTAAAATCTTTGGGTAGAATTGATATTGTATGGATAGATGAAGCTGACAAATTATCTAGAACAGTCTTAGATAAACTTTCACCGACTATTCGTGGAAGATCGGATTTTGAAGAAGATCGCGGGGGGCCTTTTGGAAATGGGCCTGAGCTTTGGCTTTTTTATAATCCTGATTTAGATACGGATGAAGTATATGTAAGAACTGTTCTTAAAAAAGAACATTATATGCCTGATTATGTGTATGTAGATGATAAAGGGGAACCTATTTCTAACAAAGATGGCAGTTTAATTACTGAAAGTGATAATCCTTTATATACAAGAGTTAGATATGCGATAGTTGTAAAAGTAAACTATTGGGATAATAAATGGTTTCCTCCTGATTTAAGAATGGAAATGAATGTTCTTAGATCAGCTAATGAAAATCGCTATTTAGAAGTTTGGGAAGGGCAAACTAAGGTAGTTTTAGAAGGTGCTATATATGCTGATGAATTGCGTGAAGTGTTAAGCAGTAATCGGCGCGGCCATGTTCCTTATGATCCTAGCCGCCCTGTTTATACCTTTTGGGACTTGGGGCATAACGATAAGACAGCTATTTGGTTTATTCAAAGAGTTGGAATGGAATTTAATATAATACGATATTACGAAGATCGTTTGAAGAAGATGCCTTTCTATATTCAGTATCTTCAATCTTTAAATTATACTTATGGTACTCATTATCTACCTCATGACGGTTCTGCTGAAACACTTTCAAATGTTACTCCTGAGAAGCAGCTAAAAGCTACAGGGGTAAAAGTTATAGTTGTAGAACGTCCATCGCGTAAGAGTGTGGGTATCAATGCGGCGAGAAGCGTTTTTCCTTTATGTAATTTCGATGAGCTTAATACTGCTGATGGCTGGCAATGTTTATCACGCTATGCCTACAAAGTAGATGAGGATACTGGTACATTTAGTAAAGAGCCCGACCATAATACGCCTTGGTCACATGGCGCTGATGGTTTTCAAACATTTGCCTTGTCTTTAAAAACTGAAACAGATAGTAAGAAACCTAAACGTAGTGCTGAGAGAAAAATTTTAAATTTACCCACAAATAACGGTTGGATGCGGTAATTCAAAATGTCTGATAGAAATTCAATTAGTAAAGATGAAGCTATAGTTTTAGAAGCTCAAAAGCGTTTTCATGCTTGTGTAGAGTGGGAAGCACAAGCTAGAACAAATTTTGAGTATGATTATAAATTTGCTAACGCTGATAGTATCAATATGTATCAGTGGGATAGTTGGGTAGTTGGCGATAGAATTGCTAACGATAGACCTTGCTTAACTATCAATAAAACTAAACAACATAATCTTCAAATTGTTAATGATGGTAAGCAGAATAAGCCGGGTGTAAATATTAGACCTGTAGGCGATACTGCTTCTTTTGAAGCTGCTCAGATATTTCAAGAAATAGTCAGACATATTGAGTATATTTCAAATGCAGAAACTATTTATGATAGTGCCTCAGAATTTCAAGTTGATGCTGGTATAGGTTATTGGAGAGTTGTTACTGATTATATTGATGATAGAAGTTTTGACCAAGAAATATATATTAAACGTGTTAAAGACCCTCGCGCGGTCTATTTAGACCCTGATATAAATGAAGTAGACGGCTCTGACGCGAATTTTGGTTTTGTTTTTACAGATGAAGCTAAAGATTTGTTTGATGCGAAATATCCAAAATTTAAAGATAGTGTTGGTGGCACTACAGCTTTATTTGGTCAAGGTTCTGATGGTCAAGGTTGGTACACAAACACTCATGTTAGAGTTTGCGAATATTTCCGTAAGACTAATAAAGATGATAAATTTGTTTACTTTATTCTTCCTGAAACAGGCGAAGAAATTGAAGGTTTTTGGAGTGAAATTGGGGCAGATGGACAACAAATATTTAATGAAATTAAATGGAGAGAAAGCAATTTACCTTTAAGCGAGCGTACATATCGCGAGCGTCCCGTTGTTCGCGGTGAAATAGAATGGTTTAAAATTGCCGGTAATACAATTATAGATAAGAAGCCTTGGCTAGGTAAGTATATTCCTATTGTTCGTATTGTTGGCCGCGAGACTATTATTGATGGCGTTATGGATCGTATCGGGCATACTCGCGCGTTACTCGATCCTCAAAGAATTTATAACGTCAATTCTTCAGCGAATGTTGAATTTGGCGCATTGCAGACTAAAACACCTATAGTTGTTTCTGCTGATGCTGTTGAAGGTCATGAAGAATATTATAGAACAGCTAACACAGTAAATCATGCTTGGCTGCCATTTAATGAATATGATGAAGATGGAAATAAGTTAAGCCCTCCTAAGAGAATGGAGGCTCCTGTTTCTTCTCCTGCATATGTGCAACAAATGCAGATTGCGCAAAACGAAATGATGATGGTTAGCGGCCAATATCAATCTCAAATGGGAGAGAATGAAAACGCTAAATCAGGTGTCGCTATTAATGCCCGTCAACGTCAAGGCGATAGAGCTACCTATCATTTTATTGACGGGCAAGCTATCGGTATACGCTATACAGGTAAGATACTCATAGATTTAATACCAAAAATCTATGATAAAAAGCGTATTATGCGTATAGAAGCAAAAGACGGTTCTATAATAAATTTGACTATTGATCCTAACGCTGCTGAAGCCTTTAAAAAGATTTTACCAGAAGGCGAACCTTCTGTAACTAATGAACAGATTGTTGATGTTATATTTAATCCTAATGTCGGTATATATGCTGTTCAATCTGACACAGGGCCTTCGTTTGCTACTCGCCGTCAAGAAGCGTTTAATGCATTAACTCAGATAGCTGCTTCTAATAAAGATTTTATGAATGTTGCTGGCGACGTTCTATGGAAAGTCGCTGATTTCCCTGAAGCTCAAATATTAGCACAGCGTTGGAGAAGAATTATTCCGCCTAATGTTTTAGGCGAAGCTCCAAATCCACAAATGACTGAAGCGATGAAACAAGCTGCTGATACGATTGAGCATCAGCTTGGTGTCATTGCTAAGATGACACAAGAGGCTGCTGATAAGACTAGAGAGCTTGATATTAAAGAGCGTGAAGTAAACTTAAGAGAAAATATAGCTTCTGATAAGGCGGTAATAGATGCTATAAGAGAAATCAGAGAGGACTATAAAGCTATAAGTGATAGAATTACAGCTTTAGGTAACTCTGGGCCTGCTCTATCTGTTGAGCAAATTCAGCCTCTAATCAAGGACGCTATCATTGAAGCTTTACAGAATGGTCAAAAATTCGGAGCTAATGAAAACGATTTACCCGGTATAAATCAAGGTGGAACGCCTATTGTAATTGAGGCTAAAGAAAATGCCCCTACCAGTTGAGGGATTTGAACAACCTGAATTACAAACAGGTTTGAGAACAATGGTAGAGCAACCGCAAGCTGCTATACCTCCTCAACATGTTCAAAAGAAATCAGCCTTAGATTTTCTAGAAGGAATTTATAATAAATTGACAGGCTCTAATGGCGAAAATCGCTATCAGCTTTGGCCTGAAAGATTAGTAAGAGAAGGTTTTACCGCTCCCGGCAATGTATTAGCTAAAACTGAGCCTAGCACTACTGAAAGTTTAATTGAACCTGCTTTAGCTACAAGCGGGTTAATGGGTGGAAGCACTATACCTGCTGTAGCTAGTAGAGGATTAGCTAAAGATGCTTTAGGTATCATACCTGTAGCTAAAGCTAAAGAATTAAATGTTAAAGCTACTCCTGCTAGCGATGTTTTAAAATCA